CTGAGAAGATGAGATAGGTGAATTCCTTCGGGAGCCATGTCATCCATGATAACTTCCGTCTGTAACATATAGCCATGCCACCATTTGGTCCTAGGGTCCTTCATGTAAGGGGCATTCAATTCATAATGGGCCCGTCGAGACTTTCCATAGCCAGGGGATCCATAATACCATCGGACTGAAATATCGGGTCGGTCCACGGGTTCAATTCCAACAAAGGCATTGGTGACAAATTTCTGGGCGTTTCGAAGCCAATGAGAGGCTCCCAAATGTTCGGCGGCAGAAGCGACTCTATTAGCTCGTAGGTCGGCGATGACGGCTTCGGCGACGGCGTCGGTAAGCTTGGTGGAGTTGGGGGACTTGGGGACGGTTCCGAACTCCTCGAAATCTTCTTCCTTGCAGCAATAAGTTCGGTTATCTCCAGGTGTTCCCTTCGCTTTTTCGAGATGGCAGCGTTCAGAGACAAGAATTTTGACCGCAGCAAATCTCTTTGGCTTTCTAAGTTGCAAATATCCTTGAAGGTGTCGAGTTCCAGACTCTCCAGTTTCTCTGCCAAAGATGAGGTAATCACAGGGACGGCCTTCGGAGATATCCTCTCCCATCCTGCGGAGCCTAGCTTCATCTTCAGCGACATAGTTGTTGATAGTAAAACAATAACGTTTCGTAGGAGTGTCCCTGGACATGTTCTGCGCGGGTGGTTTGGTTGGTGGTTGGGCAAAAGGGGTAATACTAGGAGCAAGCTCCGCCCTTTTGCTATATATAGTGTTCGGTGTGGTTATGCGTTGTTGCCGCAGCTGACGCTGCTAATCCCTGCGGGGCCCTGCGCGCGTCCTTTGGACGGCCAAGGCCGCCAAATTCATCGCGCGATTTTTATAGTAATGTAGATTGTGATTGGTAGTTTCAGGTGCTGATAGTAAAGGTATGATTTATTTAAATGTCTAATTTCTAATTGGTAGTTCTAAAGATAAACAATAGTGGACTGACCACCAGGTACGCCTTCAACAGAATACGTATACTTCCGTAAAAATTCAAGCTGAACAGTCAAAGTTGTGCTAGTATCACCTACGGCATCTTGGCCAATAAATATATAATGAACAGAAAGACCAGGCTCGTTATCTCCAAAAGCACCTTGCAAATCAGATGTTATAGCACGACTACCAAGACTGCGACGGTCAGTATAAGTCGCAGTCTCACCTGCAGTGATAGTATACTTAGTAATATCGGTTACTTTAACACCATACTGAGAGAGCTTATCAACAGGTAACAGAGGGGTCCACCCATGCGCACTGCGAACAGGACCAGCACCACCATCTAAAATTTCACTTATATTACGTTCACCAATTGCAACAGCAAAACGCTTAGAGCATACAATTCTGTAAATAGTTCCAACAAGTTCCTTATTAATACTAATATTTCTAATGTTAATAGTCATGGACATATTCTTAAGGTATAGTTTGGTGTTATTAGCAGTGGTAAGAGATTCAATGGTCATAGCCCTAGTGATATCGCCAGTAGTTACTTCTGCAGTACTAAATCCACCGCAGCTACCACCAAGCACAAGCTGTTGATTAACACCAGTGGTCGCACTAGTAAGACGAGCATCAAATGTACGTTGACGGGTTCCATTATTCTGATGAGCAATTCGGTAAATTTTACGATCTAACGATGAAATTTTGCGGCGACTGGATAGGTGTGTATTTCTGAAATCATATTGGTTTGTGAGAGACTTAGGGGTTCGGCTGCGACGAGGCTTGGTTCGACGACGACGACGGGTCATCTTGGACTTCTTGGACGGTGTCCACTTGGCATTCAGGTACTTGCGTTTCATCTTGACAAATGGGGGGTTGCCACTTGTTAACAAAATGCACGACCGTCATACGACGAAGGAGAGCTTTTATACTATCGACGGGGCTTCCAGCAAAGCAATCAGTTGGCGGGAAATTGGATGTGACAATAAATTTGCGCGCGAACAACGGTGATTGGCCGCCCTTAGTTTCAACAAAACATTTGTACCTATCATACCACCTGAGAAGATGAGATAGGTGAATTCCTTCGGGAGCCATGTCATCCATGATAACTTCCGTCTGTAACATATAGCCATGCCACCATTTGGTCCTAGGGTCCTTCATGTAAGGGGCATTCAATT